GACTAAAATTAGTACCTCTCATTTTTTGGATAGAGGTTGTAAATGTTATACTTCCTTTTGGCGATTTAATTATTAAATTACCAGTATGCTCCCTATCCTTAGAAGTTCCGAAACCAGCTGAAGGGTTTAAGTCATCAACTCCTTTTTTGTTTGTTATTACTTTAATTACCTTTTCCTCACCTTCATTTAATGAAACATCTGAAAGTTTGCCGAATGCATTTGCATTACTTCCATCAAATTTAAAACTAACGGTAACCTTATCTTTAGTAAAGTTTTTAAGTTGTATATCTGGTCCGTTTATAAATGCACCATTGCCATCATCTTTTGCTCTACCTCTAAATACAATATCTTGATATTTCTCATCACTTTTATTTAATATTTTAGCAGCTATGTCATCGGTAACTTTTGAACCTTCCGCTTGTTTAGCTTGTTTGCCAAAAAGAGTATCTCTTAATATAGTTAATTCTTGTTCTAATGCTTGATTTCTTGCAAATAAAGAAACTCTTTGAATTGCTTCTGCTACTCCCTTTTGTATAGAGTTTTGTAGTTCAGTTATTGTACTTGTAATTTTTGTTGTTATTTGTTGAGTCTGATTTTGTGATGCCGCTACATTTAAATTTTGTAAATCTACATCAACTCTTAAACTTTCAGATACTATTTCTACGTCTTGTACTTTAGCTCTTAATTCATAAACCAAAGTAGTAAGGTCTATCACCTGTTCTGTCAAATCAATTACAGATTGGGTTACTTCATTATATATTGGTCTTGGAATTCTATCATCAAATGGAGGAGCTTCTCCTGGAAGTAATTCAAATATTACAGTATCAACGGATTTTACTAGCTCAGTTTCATTATACTTTGGTCTTGTTAATTGTCCAGATATAACACCATCAGTCCTATTCTCTTGAGCAAATGAGTACACACCAAATTCATTTCTAGAAATGATAGGTGAACTAGACCCACTTATTAAAAGTTCACTTATTAATGCTTCATTTTGTAATCCTGTTTTTGCCATTTTAATTTTTTACAATTCTAAATGTTATATCATTATCAAAATATTGAGTATTACCATCAATAGTTACTTTAAATTCTATTTTGTATGTTCTATCCGCTTCCCAATTTGAAAGGTTTAAATTTATATAATTTCCGGTTGAATCACAACTAATTTTAGAAAAATTAGAAAAAGGAATTATAATATCATTTGATTGGGCATCTTTTATTTGGTAATATGAAGTTGTTGGAAGATATTTAGAAGTATTGTATGTGAATGAATTAACAAATGTTTTTACAGGATATAATTCTCTACTAAATATTCTAATTTTAGGAGTAGTTCCTACTTTAATTTCACTTTTTAAATTAGTAACTCCAACTTTAATATCTTCCGCTACTAATGGAATTAATGAACCAGTTGCAAAAGATTGGTCATCCCAACCTATTCTAATTTTTGGTTGATATATTGTATTCGTTTCTTTACTAAATAATTTTATTGCACCATAATCTTGCGTATCAACTTCTTTATTAAATGCGTGTCTTAATATAATACCATCGTTAGGTATAGAACCACTCATCCAACTTTTTAATAAAGATTTTACGTTCATATCAATATCGGCAGTTTGATAACTAAATGATTGCGATGCTTCGTATTGAGTCCACCAAGTACCACCCCCACCATTATTTTGGCTTGCTGATGTAAAAGAATTAAAATTATTTTCTAACCAATCTAACTTAGAATCCCCTTCTCTATAATTCCAAGTTACACCCTGTGTTGATATGTTATCAAACCTAGTACCGATACCCATTTCCCAACTCCCTGATATTGAGTTTGCAAAAATTGTATATTCTAACGGAATTTCTTCTGTTTTTGTTTCTTTTAAAATAAGGGTTGCTTCATCTAATTGTATTGTACTATTAGATATCGATGCTGATATATAGCCTAATTCAAATTTTAGCAATGCATGAGATATATCTTTTACATTACCATAATACAATTTGCTTATTTCTAATATCTCATCCAAACCTGTATTTTGGTTTGGTTGTTGAAGATAGACCGTTGCATCTTTTGATGCTGTTAATAAATAGTATGCCATTATCTTACTCTGCCTTTTATGTCCCCACTAGGAAACTTAATTTCAAAAACTGAAGGGTCTAATGATGGATATACAATTTTATCTTTAGTTGCCGCTTCGATATTATACGAATTTGGTGAATATCTACCACCACACTTATTTGTAACTTTCACAGATGGAACAGATGAAACTCCTTCTACATTTGCTAATAACAATTCAATTTCATTTAAATTAATAGTTTGATTAAACTGCCAATTATCTATACTAAAGAAATCTTTTACTTCGTTTATACATTTTGTTAATATTTCATTTTTATTATAATTTGGATATGTTATAATTTCAAATTCTAAACCAATATTAATTACAAATCCATCATTCATATTTATACCATCTGTTAACATTCGGTATTCGTTAATATATGTTTTAAGATTTTCTTTTACCGCTCTATTTAAATTTGTCAAATTACCATTTATATCATATCCTAATAAATACAAGTTAATAGCAAACGGATTATTTTTTTCATTTTCATTTGAAGTTTTACCAATTAAAAAGCTAGTAATTTGTTGTTTTATAGCTTGCTCAGTTGGTTCTAACTCATCTGGTTTGTTTACAAAATCTAATACTAAATCAGTAAATTCTTGTAAATTATTTGGTGATGCTAATATAGATGAAGGTGAATTATTATCCAGTGTTCCATCGGCAACAGCATATGCTTTTGCTATAGCTCCATATTTTGATGGCATTGATAATACTCTAATTTGATAATCTTTTGCAGTTACTGCTCTATTTTGAGCTCCAAAATTTGCTAATGCATTTTGTCTAATTTCTTCTAAAGTTTCACCCCCTCTACCACCAACTGCAGGTATATCGTTATCAACTGCTAATGAATTTTTTGCAGAATTATAAAGTGATAGTTGAGCTCTCGTAAAAGAACTTAAACTTTCTTCAAATTCAACCCCATTAATTCTTGTTAATTCTCCCGCTGCAACATTTGAACTAATACCTCCACCTGTATAATATTTTACAGTCATTGTTGTATTCGATGGAGAAGTACCATACGTTTTTGTTTTTAAAAAATTAGTTGGGTCAAATGATTCATCTAATCTTTTAATAGAATTTGGTAATCCCAATCCTACGTTTTTAAGATTTGGAATTAATTGTTCATCGGATGCTGTTGGGTCTCCTGCACCAAATTCAATTGTAATTGTACTATCTTGATTTACTCTAGTTGTAAATCTTTTTGGTGTTTTTATTGTTTTTAAAATGTATGGTACCGTTGATTTAAACTGATAAAGGTCTGAATCGTTAACTTCGGTATTTGGATAATCGATGAATATCATTTCTTGTCCTAAATACGGTACTTCATACCATTTGTTATTATTAGAATCTCTACAATCGTATATCTCAATCACATTTGTTTCTGACAAATCAATTGTTCTAAAATTTTCATAAGTACCAAAGGTTACTTCTTTTTGATTTCGTACGGCTGATATTGCTTGTACATATTTTTTTATTAAATAAAATGTAGGCTCACCTGTAAGTACATCTCTTTGATATATGGTCGTCTCTCTATCAATTTCATTTGAAAAATCCACCATATCGGTTGTTATAAATTGAACGTTACCCGCTTTGTTTGCTACAACCATCCCTTCTCTTACTTTTAAATAAAAAGTATCATCTGGTCTATTACTAACACCAATCCCAATAGATGGTACTAATTGATAAATCGATAATGTTGTTACTGCGGGAGATGTGATTTTTGGTTTATAACCTAAATATTGTGCAAGAGCTATAATACTTTGAATATCTTCCGCGTAAGGCATTAAAGATTCTTTCAATGTATCATCGGTATAATATGCTAAAACATCACCCACATACGATGCCATTTCAATGAAAAGCATACCAGGAGATGATTCGTTAAAATCACCATAGGTCTTTGGAAAATAATTTTTTGTAAAATCAATAAGATTTGCTCTAAATGCTGCAAAGTCTTTATTAAGATATTTTATATCCTTTCCTTTATTTTTAAAATTTTTATTTATTGTTGTTATAGCCATTATGTTTGTACATTAAAAGTTACCGTATCTAATACCTGTGTATCTGATACTCTAAATGAAACTGATACTTCAACCTTATTATTATCTTTAAATTCGTTTGATTGCTCAATATTAATAGTTTCTACATTTACATATGGCAACCATTTAGAAAGTGTATCAACGATAGTATTTTCTAAGTTATCAGCAAACATTTCATCATTCATATTAAATAATAATTCTTGAATACCACTCCCAAATTCAGGCTGCATCAATCTTTCAAATCTTTTTGTAAGTAATAAATTTTTAATATTACTTTTAACCTGGTCAGCAGTTATAAAACTTTGATTAAACGCAGTGTTTCCTATTTGAATAGGTAATGTTATACCTATTGCATAGTCTTCAAACTGCTTTGAATCGATTACTAACTTTTTACCAAGTATTACTGCCATTATTATTTTTTAAATCTTTTTACAAGTTCTGAATAATCTCTATTCAAAGCTTTATCTATTTCAGCTACTCCAGTATTTACACCCAATCCCGTTGGAGAAGGTCCTTTTATCATATCACCATACCCCATTTTATCAGCTACTGCCGTTCTACCTGCAATTGAACCCATATCACCTTGTCCAAAATTCATTGTTCTGAATCCACCATCCCCTTGTGGTATTCCACCTCTAGTTTCATTAAGAATTTGGTTAATCATTGGGTTTTTACTAAATTTCTTTTGTTCTACTTTTTCTTTAACCGATTCTATAACAGCATCATCTTCTAAAATAGCTTTAGCCATTGATAATCCAATTGGTTGTGATTTAGCAGATTGTTTTCCTTCTGCTATTAGTTTTTTTACTTCAGCTCTTACAGTTTCCTTAATTAATGCAGGTAATTGCTCTTTAAGCTCCTCTTTAATAAGAATCTGAATAGCTTTTAATAGTTTGTTCGTATCCATACTTTATTATTTGTGTGATTATAAATATTTAAATTGTTATTTTTGAAATTTTATGCTGATTTACTTTTAACTGACTCTACTGCTGCTATACCATTATTGTTTAATCGCCATAGCGCAGCTGAAGGTTTTAAGCAGCCGGTAGTATGAATTTTATTTTGTGAAAAATCACTTACCCATTTAAATCCTGTCCAAACTTGGATGTGACCGTAGTCTTTACTTTCATACCCATTCACTAAAATATCCCCAATCTGCCATCTTGTTGAATCGGCTGCAAACTCATCAAAATCAATATTTACTTTATCATTATAATAGGTTTTACCGCTAATATTAGTAGCAAAACTACTTCTACCACCACCGGTAGATGGGTCTTTAAATGAAAACCAATCGGCATTTCCACTTATTGTTCCTAATTTTGATATACCCGTTAATGCAACTACAACCGCTTGAGTTCCTTGTGGACATAATCCATGAACACCTTTAATATAATTACTTCTTAAATTTTCATATTTAACTCTACTATTTTTACCCAACTTAGGCGCCCATGCTCCTGCAATTTTTAATAATTCATCGAGTGTCTTGTATCCACTACTTATTAATTTTTTTTGTTCTTCTTTTTCTTCTTCGGTTTCTGGTTCAGTCTTTAGGATTTGTTGCTCGTATAATGCGTTATCAAGTGTTTCGGCTACTACGTTATCCATTTCTAGTACAATAGGATATGTGTCAGTATTACCATATTCAACTAATGGCTCGCTTTGTAGTTGTAATTCAATTTGTTCAAGATTAGGTGCAATAATTTCTTGTACTTCAGGACTATTTTTATCCAGTGGAACCTGACTCCAATCCAATTGTTCATAAGGATTTGGTGATGCTATACCACCTGGTGTTGCCGGGGATACTTGATACCCCGTCCAAGGTAATACTCCTGGCGCCGGTGCTGCTACCGGTGGGTATAATGAAATTGTATTAATTATTCCAGCCACAGTAGATAAATGTGCGGTTGCATAATTAATAAAATCATCAATTATTAAAGTTGTATTATTATTTGGCGGTATTACTGACATTTTATGTTTTTTTATTTATAACTGACTCTACTGCTGCTATACCATTATCGTTTAATCTCCACAATGCAGCTGAGGATTTAAAACACCCACTAGTATGAATTTTATTTTGTGAAAAATCACTTACCCATTTAAATCCTGTCCAAACTTGAATATGACCATAGTCTTTGGCTTCATAACCATTTACCAAAATATCTCCAATTTGCCATCTTGTTGAATCGGCTACAAAATCATCAAAATCAATATTTACTTTATTATTATAATAAGTCTTACCACCAATGGCTATAGCAAAACTACTTCTACCGCCACCAGTAGATGGGTCTTTAAATGAAAACCAATCGGCATTACCCGATATTTTACCCAAACCAGTTATGCCCGTTAATGCAACTACAACCGCTTGAGTTCCTTGTGGACATAATCCATGAACACCTTTAATATAATTACTTCTTAAATTTTCATATTTAACTCTTGAATTCTTACCCAACTTAGGCGCCCATGCTCCTGCAATTTTTAATAATTCATCAAGCGTTTTATAACCACTACTTATTAATTTTTTTTGTTCTTCTTTTTCTTCTTCTGTTCTTGGC